GTGTTGTCATTCGACACCTGCAACTTCACCGTAGCACCGCCAAACGTACCGGCGAACTGCACCGCAGCATCAAGCCCTAGGCGAGCATTAACAGCATATGGATTGAGCGTGTCACCAGTGGCGACATTCTCCCACAGAAGATAGGGAATGCCTTCAGCAGTACGGTTAAGGACCGGGGAAACAGTGGCCATAATCAACCCCTTTTACGGCGCGGTTCAGTTAAGTCTAACGACCTTTGCTCAACGATGCAAGGGATAAGAAAAAACCCCCTGTAGAGGCAGCTACAGGGGGCTAGTTTCGGGGAGGAATAAACAAATCGAGGTGGCCTCGGACTAAGGACACAAGATATAGTATCAGGTCCAGCCAGCAGACGCAATAGGTTTGACTGGTCTTTTTAGGTGGGCCACTGACCCTTCGTTGGCGTTGGCAATATGGAGCATCAGGTACTGAAGGGCCTCAGCCACGTGGCTGTGCTTGTTCTTGTCGATGTCGCCATCCCCCCTGGGCTTGTACCTGTAGCCCCCCATCATAGCCGCCTTAAGCCGGGTGCACCTGGGATCAACCAAGAAAGCCGGGTCCCCGTCCACCTGCCGCATGAGGAAGTCATCCACTGCGTTGATCCGCGCCGAGACATTGTTCGTCCGGGCAGATATAACCCGCATTCCCTCAGCCTTGATGATGTCCACTGCGCTGCGCTCGTCGGTCTGTGCCCGCTGCACCCCGGCTGGGTCGGTCACCACGAGGATCGGCACCCCCGGGAACCGCTCGAATATAAGGGGTTTGAGCACCGTACGCACGAACCGCTGTATCCCCATGTCAAAGCTGACCGCCTCATCCAGTATAAGCGCCCTGCCCCGTGGGTCCTGCTGCCCGATGACAGCCGCAGGCGTCAGCCCCAGGTCCATCCCCACCACGATAGGCCGCACCCCGTTGGTGATGTAGCGCAGCGGCGTACGCGCCATGTGGTAGTCCGTCCTGAAGTACTTATACACAGGCATCCCTGCTGAGGAGAGCCCGTACTCCCCGTCAATGTATACCCGGACATACTCCTCAGACCGCCCCTGGGTATCATAATACCCTTCCGGCAAGTTCTCCACATTCTCAGCCTGCGGGCTGCGCCCACTCGGCTGCTTAAACACCGCCCACCCATTGTCGTTAGGCGAGACCCCATCTGCCGAGCTAAGCCCTTCCATCTGATAATACCACCACGAATCCATCACTGGCGGGTTGGTATCGCCCCACATCCCAAACCAAGTCGGCCCACCGTCCTTGGCGGATGGGAACCGGCCAATACGTTTTGACATAGCGTCAACAATATCCGGGTGGATGTCCCGGCACTCATTGAACCATGCGAAGGTCAACTCAAGTGAGTTGAGGTTGGCCACATCGTCGGCATCGTCCAGTGCCCGGAACATGATCTCGCACTCAACATCCCCCACCCTGAAGAAGTAGGTCTTGGTGGTTCGCATGTACTCCCCGCACTGACCCGGCGGGAACCA